AAAGTCACGTAATGCGGCAACAGAGGTGGTTCCAATCACCACGGCAAAGGCGGTCTTGGCAACACTTGCCACTTGCTGCATTGACGACTTCATGTCGTTGGCATGGCGATCAAGAAGACGCGCCGTGCGTCCGAGGTCCTCCCGAAACTCTGAAGTTTCTGCCGAGAGCTTGACGACCAAAGATCCCAAATCAGCCATGCTTCTTCACCTTATGGGAAAACATGGCCTTGAAACGAGCGACATTCAGACGAGCATCGTCTTTGGGGGCAGTCCGATCGATGTAAGGCATGAAATCTTCTGGGGTGAACGCTCTGGCGTCTTTGGTTCTATGGGCGTTTGCAAAGGTCGCGGCAATCACGCCACTTCTCAGATCAGCTCGCATGTCGCCAAAGGGCTCTAATTGGTAAAAGGCCATCCACTCGGTCAGCTCATCCGATCTCACCCGTTCCAGCAGATCTCGCACCGGCATGCCAAGTGCAAGTGCAAGTCGAAATAGAAATCGCCGAAATGGGTTGGCCTTCAGCCTTTTTTTGCGATGTCGACCTGTTCCACGCCAATGCCGTTAAGGCGTTGAGCAACAGAGAAGACGCGGTCCAATGCGCGAGCGCTCTTACGACCAAGCGCGACGATCTCGCTGTCATCGAACAGGCGATCACCTTGGGCATCACAAAGAGTGAGCGCAACCAGTCGCGCACGCACGTTCTCCATGCGACCATCCTTCTCAATAAGGCTTGCCTCAAAGGCATCGCGGTCCGTGCCGCTCATGGTTCGCACCAGGACTTCACCGCCCCATTCAGGGACGTTGACGGTCTCGCGCGGAAGATCATCGGCTGCCAGGATGGCGTCTTTGGAAAGAATGTTCATGTACTTCATGCCTCCGTGATATCGCCATCGATTTCGATCGTGACGCTGGCCTCGACCACAGCATCTACGCCACCTTGCACGCTGAACTGCGTTACATAGCCGTAGAAAGTCCAGGTGGCTGCGGGCGTCGTGTCAGTAAAGGTGATCTTGAATTGCCGACGGGCGCGGTTTGCCCGGTCAGTGCGCAAGCCTTGATGCACGGTGTCATCTGGGTTGAAGTGCAGCGACATCGAGAGCTGCCCTTCATCTCGCAGCCCAACACGCTTCTCTTTTGAGGTCGATCCAAGATTGGTAACGTCGATGACCGATGCCTGGCCGCCAGGCCCTTGGAAGGACACGACGTTGGGTATGGTCTCGAAGGTGGTGGTACCGAAGCGGGCAATGGTGATGCCCTGCGCGGTGATCGCAGTACTAGGCATAAAGGGCCTCCAGGTGAAAGAAATAACAAACGATGGGGTGGACGACTCGCCTACCGTTACCGGTAGTAGGTGAAGTCCACAGAAATCCGGTAGATGCCGGCTTGAGGGTCGAAATCAGTCAGGCCCATGCGCACATCGGCTACGGTGTTGATGTCCGCGAGCAGTGCCGAGAGCACCTGGTCCTGCAACTGTTCGCAGGCGACTAACGTTCGGGCATAGGCGTCAACCTGAACCCGCGATCGTTTGAGCGGATTGGGGCCATCCAGCGCGATGACCCGCTCTTCGTCAATGGGCGTGTAGACCAGTGTTGGGTACTGAGCATCTGCAGGCGCGACAACGGCGTACACCTGGCCGGAGGCCAGATGCTTGATAGCGTCATAAAAGTCCTGCATCGCTAGCGCCCATTCAAGGCCTTGGCCTCGATCTCAATTCGCTCGGACAAGCGCTGCTTGATGGCATCCACGGCTTCACGCCTGCGAGACTCCAAAGCAGGACGCAGAAAAGGCCGGGCGGCCATCTTGCGGGTCCCGAACTCCAAAAAGCGCCAGTACCAGGCGTCTTGCGAGAGGTTGCCTCGCTTGCCTTGGTTGCGGTACTTCTTGCCGTGGCGCACCAACACATAGAACGTCTGCCTGCCGCCACCGGAAAGCTCTCGAATGTGCTTCATGATCACCGAGCGCTTGAGCGTGCCGGGCGGAGGCTGCTTGGAGACAAGTGACTGAGCGGCTTTAGGAGCCCGGGAGCGCGCCTCATCGCGGATCACCTTGGCGCCGGCGTAGACCGAAGCCCTAAGGCCACGATTAGCGATGCGCTGAGGAAGCTCTTTAAGAGCTCGGTCCAACTGGGCAAGGCCTTCGATGCGAACCGTTTCAACCTTAACCATCCCGAATTCCTTCGCTTGCCAAAAGGATCACGGACACATTGGCCTCATCGTCATTGAGCGCCGCGTGAATGGCAAAAGTCCGGCCACGAAAAAGCACCCGCATCCGGGAAACCGCCTGCGGATCATCCAGATCGGGGCGGTGGCGCACCGTGATCTGATGAGTCAATTCCGCTGACACCCGGTCTGCGATGCGGGCCTCGCGACCTGAAAGTGGCTGGATATCAGCCCACACCGTAGCCACATCAGTCCAGACTTGCGTTGGCGCTCCCAGGGAGTCCTTGACCGTCGTTGGCTGCTGAATCCGGATTCGGTGGTTCAGTTGGCCTGCGCTCAAGACACTCATACGAGGCTCACCTTGAAGCCGTCGAGCAAGCCATCCACGAAGGGCAAGGGGTCAATGCGACCGCGAGAAAGAACTGCCATTTCTTCCCGATGCCCGTAGAGACTTCCCACGCGCAGCTTGATCCAACTCTTTAGCCCCTCGGGTACTTCGCTGGCAGATCCGTAGCCCGCATCGAAAGTAACCGT